CTGGAAAGAAAAGCATTCTCTGTATAGTGGCTCGTGATTCCCTCTCTGCTGTCCTCAACATAATTAAGAAAACAACTAATAGGCAGGCCGCGAGTTGTCCCGCCATTAGACAGTATAGGAGTAGAAAACATAAACCAAAGTTTACTAGCATAGTCATATAGCCTCTGTGCATGAGCTTCATTGTCTGAAAAAGCTCTTGCAGCTCGCGCAAAAGCGTCCTGAGGAGAACTTTCTCCCTCGATTAAATACCTATCCTCTAGAGTTTTGTGACTGAACTCCGACAGATAGTTGTCTCTTTTGTAGTTAATTAACACGCAATTTTCTCCTCAATCTCTGCAATGTTTGTATTTCCGATTGCATCGTCACAATATGACATTAGATCCATTAGCTCATAGTTTTGGAGTATTCTTTCTCCGCTTGCATTAAGTTCTTGGATATGTTTGTACTTACTAGCCAATGGTATGGAGTCATAGATATTCATCGCATCCCCATATGTGGTAATTAAGTCTTTTGCCCTCTTTGGGCCAATTCCTGTAATTCCTGGAACATTGTCTCCTTTGTCTCCTGTTAGGCATTTTAGCGAGATATATTGTTCAGGTGTTACTTCGTAGTGGTCATACCAGTTTTCTATTGTTACCTCTTTTCTATTGACGTAAGAAAACCTGCTTACACCCTCTTGTATGAGTAGGTCCCAGTCTCGATCGCTTGATATAAGCCACACATTGGTGAGACCGTACTCTTTCTTGTACTTTACAAGGTGTGCAGCAATGTCATCTGCCTCTACGCCATTGAATCGAAGAACAGGTAAGTATGCCTCAAGCACGTCAAGAGTTGCTTGGTACTCCTCAAAAAACTCTTCAAACGCAATTTTTTCTTCTTCCGTCTGAGTTGCGTACTTATCTTTTCGATTCTGCTTGTAGTCAGGCAGGATAGCTTTACGATAGCTAGAAGAACCTCCATCTGCCGTAATTATTATATCCTCGCACTTATACGAGTCTGCTAGACTTTTTACTGTCTTTTCGTACTCATATCTAAAGTCTGTCCTGCCTTGGTGTTTCCATCGGAACGCTAAGTTAAGTGCGTCAACTATGAGTGTTCCGTCCTTTCTCTGTGAATTAAAGCTAAGAGCCATTTATAAATTCTACCTCTTCCTTTTCTAGCCACTGATCTGCTATGCAAACGTAGCAGTTTATGTCGCTAATATAAATATAACTTGTATACTCTGGTTTTGTTTCTGTACCGACATATATCTTTGATCTGTTGTACTTAAAAAACAGTAAGGGACGCTGTTTCCCTGCTAATGCCTGTGTAACCAGCTTTCTCCACCACCGCAACAAGTTGTTTGTTTTTACTTGTGAGAGTATTTTATCTGAAAGAGGGCTTTCTGCATAGTTTTTTACTTCTATGCAGAAAAAATTCTTTTCATTTGGAACATACAAATCCCCTTTTAGGTACTCCAGTGCGCCTGACATGGGCACTCTCTCAAACTGAAGATTTGTATAATCTCTCAATAAGTCTCGTACTAGGTACTCTCCCCGAGCACCTTTTGCTCTACTATCAACCATTATTCGTTATAGTCGTAGCCGATAGAGTTAAGAGCATTTAACTTATCTTCATACTCTGCTATCTTTCCGAGTTCTTCTTCTATTGTTCCCATCGTATCGGGGTGCTCTGCCACACCTACTGGATTTTTCATAAAAATCTGTGCATTAATTGTGTGTTTTGCAATCTGACCCTCAAAATACTTTGTCATGTGCTCTTTTATAACATTATATGCCATTAAAACCTTCCCATTCTGTTTAGCATTCGGCTGTATTCTCTCCATGTAAGAGCTTTTGCTTCCTCTCTCGTTACACGTTCACAATGCTTTACTCCGCCATATGTCTTACAAAATGTTACCATATCATAAGCCTGTGGCTTTGGTGCGGGTGGAAGGAGTGTTGTACTACAGCCAGTTAATAATAATAAAATAATTAAATACTTCATTCGAGTCTACTTATGTTCTCCTCTTTGACTACTTCTTTTTTCTCAAGAAGTGGGTGCGTCCAACCGTGAGAGACTATGTAAGTGTTTAAATCTTCGTTGAGAAGAACTTCCACGAGCTTCTCACGCCCTGTGTCATCCAATACTGCGATGACTTCATCTAAGAAAAGTATGTTGAGTCGAGACTTGGAAATACTACTCATTAGCTTTCGAATAGCAATCAACGTGGCAGTATTTACTCTGGCTAGCTCTCCTGAAGAAAGTGCGAGAATATCTACTATTTTGCCATCATCTTCGACTTGCACATTTAACTTATCGTTTGATACTACAAATTCAAGAGTAAACCTTCCATCGGAAAGCTCCGCTAGATAGGTGTTCGCCAGTTCTTCCAGCTCTTTTACAAGATTCTCAATCTTGTAGGCAAGAAGTCCGTTCGTACTGAAGGACTTTTTCAGTATATCAAGGTTAGACAGCAACCCTTCCTGCTTTCCAAGTACGTCTTGAAACTCAGCAAGCTCTTTCAGAAATGCGTCTGTCTGCTCTTGAATTACCGTTATTCGCGTGTTATGTCGAGTTCTTCGTTCGTTTTCCTTTGCTGTGTTCTCCAACTCGCTCTTTCGTTCGAGTAGTTGAGCACGAACGCTCTGTAGCCTGCTTTCAAGCTCTTGCTTATCCAGCAAAGTCGGTGGAAGAGACTTGTCAATGCTCCGATACAAATCTTTCCAATCTGCTTCAAGCTTTTGGGCTTGCTCAAACTCTTTATTGTCATTCTTAATTCGTCTAATTTCTTCTGTAATCCGTTCAATTTCTTTCTCCGCTTTCGTAACCTTTTCGGCTTCTGTTTGCACCAGCGACTGCTTGAAGGTCGGATCTACCTCCTGTTCGCAGGTGGGGCAAACATCCCCCAATTTATTCAACTTTTCTATAAGGCGTTGAGACCCCGCTGCGACTTGAGTATGTGTACCCACTTGTGCCTGCAAAGAGTCGTATGACTTCTTCTCAGTTACTGTACAGCTTTGTGCCTCCTGTAAATCAATTTGACCGAGTAGGCTTCTCAACTGATTATTTTTTGAGATTTTTTTATTTTTTTCCGAAATATTTTCAATTTCTTTCGTAAGATGACGGAATTGCTTTTCATCTTCATCCGAAGAAATTGGTAAATCTAATATTGGCAGTATGTTAGTATCCCCCAACTTGTTATCTGCCAACCATTTTTCTATCGTATCGAGCTTTGCTTGTATTCCGTTAATTTCCAAGGAAACTACTCTTGCCGCCTCCTTGAAAATATCAAATAACTCTACATAGTTTTCAAGGTGCAGCAAATCGATCAAAAACTTTTTTCTGTTTGTATCTGTAGCGGTTAGAAACTGCAAACTCGCATTTGTGTTTTGATACACTAACTGAGAAAAAGTTTTGAAATCTACGCCAATAGTGTCTTGTATTGTTTTGTATGTGTTTGTAGCAGTATGACTGGAGATATCTTCTCCGTTCTTTTCGAGTTTTACTTTTACACTTGTTTTTCTGTCAATACTAACTACATATGTATCTTCGTCTTTTGTAAAGGCTAGTTTTATATTGTAACCCTTACCTACGTATCTGTTTGGTATATCTGCTTTTTTGATTCCCTTGGAGTTTTTGTTGTACAGCGCCTCCTCTATAATCAGAGGTATAGAGGATTTGCCTGTACCGTTTGTTCCAATGATTTGAGTTACGGTGTTGTCGTCAAGCAGTAACTCATTGTCAGAACCATAGCTAAAGCAGTTATTCCACTGTAGCTGTTTTAGAGTAATCATTAAACGTTCCTATTATACTAGATATTTTATCTTTAGGAAGCTCTAGTATGTATTCTAGATACTCTGCTAGTTCTTCTCCTACGCTCATGTCTTTATCAAGAACAAGAGTTGCTTCTGTACTTCGTTTCACAACTTTCTTGTCTAAAAGCTCTGAGTTTTTTACTTTCGAGAGGTCTTGTATATCGCCTTCTAACTCATAAATTGTGTGATGATATTCACTTGGAATCATCTCGTCTGGACTACTCACAGTCTTTCTAAGAAGCTGTGGCAGATAGAACTTATCCCACATCCAAGACCAGTCCTTGTCATTTATAAGCAAGTACCCTGTTTCTACTTCATTTCGATGAAACGAAGTTGTCATGGGACTTCCTGGGTATACAATATTTCTCTGAGTATTACTATGTGCATGGAGGTCTCCTGCAAAAACTACAGGAAACTCAGACAATCTATCCAAGTCTACCTCTGGTTTTACGTGAGGAGGAATCTCTCCGCGCACATGAGTAAACAAAGGCATAGAGGTATGAAAACACTCTATACTATCTTTTCTGTGTAAGTCCGCGTAGGGAAGTACACTGAAACCTTTGTCTGAATCCACATAAGAAAAATCCACGACATGAATCAAAGGATTTATGTCTCTACTTACTTGCTTTAGCTGACTAAAGAAAGTTTTGTTTTTCTTTGTAGCTTCGTGATTTCCATCATAGATAAGAGTAGGAATAGTCACTCTGCGTATAAACGAAAAGTATAACTCCAACTCTTCCATAGTCGGAAGACGATCAAAGAGATCGCCTCCGATTATGTGCATATTACATTGTTTTTCCTGTTCACTGATTTGTTCAAAAAAAGACTCATATCTTTTTTTCGCCCAAGCAACTGGGACATTCTTCTGTCCCAGTTTTATGTGCCAATCGGCTGTAAACAGTATCATTAAGCTAAACTTCGGTCAATTTGCGTATATTGTAGTACGTTTTGACTAAGAATTTCTAATAAGTTTTGCTCTTGGTCATGACTAAGATTAGCGTTTCCTCCTTTGCAGGTTTTCCAATAATCGATAATCGTTGGTATTAACTGATAGTATAAATCTTCAGTTAACCCTATCAAAGCATCAATACCTCCCACCAAAGCATCTGAAGCAGCAGAAAGATCCATACCTGTTTCAGCTAAAAGAAAGAGTTTCTTTACATCTTTTTGTATTGAGTCAGGCAGTCTTCCCTGTAGCAATTTTTTAATACTACCAGTACCCTCGGCACGTCCAGATGTAAAATAAGCACAACAGTCTACAGTCTTCTCCTTCCTTACGTATTGTTTTGCGTTCCGCCATCCACAAGGATTAATAGTCCATTGATTATTCTCAATTTCTTCGATGGTAATTACTCTTCCATTATCCCACTTCTGGAGTTCAATCAAAATATTGTTCTCATCATAGAGTTGGATAAATCGAGGATTATAATCCTCGATTACCATTTTACTATATTGATCTGCGGAAACAACTTTATAGGATTTATTATCCCCCTTAGTTTCTAATTTCAAGGCTTTATTCATGCTACATTAAACTCTTCTTCAAGGGTTTCATCAATCTCAGATACAGACTCTTGACGTATGCGGTCAAGAAGCTCTTTCTGAGCGTCAGGAGTAGGACGAGGCATTACGTCGTCCATGGACTTCACGTCAGCAGCGAGAGCTGCATCAGAAGCCGAAAGTG